CGGTTCCAAACCTTTCCTCAAAATGAACATCACTAAAATTAAAATCTGAAGGGATCGGTGAAAGTGAATTAGCTGAAGATATAAGAATTGGAGTTCCATTAAGAAAAACATCTTTAAGACTCGCATTAAGATATGCTTGTGTCCCTTGAGTATGACCTTCTTTAGAGGCTGTAGCAAAGCCTTCAATCTCACCCTCTCCTAGTACATGAACAACTGTTGATCGTTGTGTACTACCTAGTTGATCCTTTGGTAGTTTAGGATCACTAATTCTCCGTCCTTCATCAAAACTTGGTATTGGCATTAAGCTGTACCATCCACTTGAACTGTATCAACACCATTTGATACAATAACACTTCCTACAAATCGTTCACCATAAATTATAGGAACTGCAACACCACTTCGGCTAACGTTTTGTATTCCACTAAAAGCGTAACTTGTTCCTTGCATTTGTGGATCATTTTGTGAAAAAGCATCTGAGGCAGAAGACGTTGGTACAGAAGGAGTTGGAGTTAACAAAGAAGTAACTCCATCTATAGCAACACTTGTAGCAACAGCACTAGCAATACCACCAATAACAGGAATATTCCCGACAAAAGTAGCAGCCGTTCCCACTGCCCCAGCAACAGCACCTACCGCACCAATAGCAGCAGAGGCAATTCCACCAACGACAGGAATAGCAGATGCAACTGTGGCTACAGCAGCGGCCCCAGCAGAAAACACACTAGCAACAGCAGCTATAATTCCTGAGCCAGAAGCTATAGGAATAATTTGTATATCATCTTTACCCTTTAAGTGCATCATCTCTAAAGGTATTTCTTGTTCTCCCATTTTTATTTTGTAGTGATGTTGATAAAAATGATTTTCTACACTAGGAAAATTACAAAGCAAAAACTTAAAAGCATCTGCTGGACTTTCTATATCAGCTTCAAAACATGGTTGACCCAAAAATTTTCTTAATTTACCATAAACTCTAATTTTTTTAAGGGTCATATCTATAAATTTGTTTTGTTACTTGTTGATATTTTAAATCATATATCTCTCTACAACTTAACTTACCGATTACATGATGTAAAATTGTTTGATCTCCAATATACAAAGCAACATGATTTAACTTTTGGTATGCACCTTCCATCACCAAAATATCATTCTCTTGAATATTATCTACTAATTTAAATCCCATAGATAGTAAAGCTTTGTCAAAATAAGGCTTTATTGCAAATTCTTTTATTGTTTTAGGTCTTGACCATTTTTTAAATTTTAAATTTAATTTATCTCGATAAAAGTCCATTACTAAAGACCAGCAATCTTGTATTCCCCAAACCCATTCTCTCCCATAAAGACTTTCAGGTTTCCAGCCTGTAGGTTCAAAACTATACCAATCTTTCATTAATGGGCTATAGATATGCCACTTCAAACCCAAGAACTCACAACTAGCTTTATCAGTTTCAGAGGGAAAAATAGAACCTGTTGGGTGAGAATGTATCAGACCAATAATTTCACCAGTATCTTCACACTTAGCCCAATCGTCAGGATCTATTATAAAATATTCAAAATTTTCTACCGATATATTTTTACAAGGCCAATAAGTTTCTTCGCCTTTAATAATTGCTAACAAGCCACATGACTCATCTGGAAGACATTCTTGTGCGTGTTTTTCAGCGTCAGTTTTCCAAGTCATGTATTTATAAAAGTACCAACTCCGTCAAAATCTTTTCTAGTAATTTGTCTCTTTGGAACTCTTATACCTTGCAATTCAAGAATAGAAACACATTCAAATTGTACAAAATCTCTATTTTCAGTTACTTTACGATCAATAAAATAAATTTCTTGAGGTAGTTCATTGTTGTTAGGTGTTCCAAATGGGTTGCTACCAGAAACAAAATTAGCATTATCTAAGCTACTTGCAAGAACTCTTCGTCTTGTAAATTTTGCACCTTGCAAATCATTTTTCGCTGTAACCTTATTAGTGTCAATTAATAAAGCAGAAACAAACCCAAATAAATTAGAAATTGTTAAAGTTGGTCTTGGTAAACTTCCAGAACCAGAATATTCAAACCCCTCAGCTTGAACAGGAAACTTATCATATTGATCCCCTTGCCAAATAATGCTTGCGTTAAATTCATTAGTGCCAGCATGAAATCTATACACTTGGGCAGTACCATGCAAAAGCACATTAAGTTCTAAAACAAAAAGATCCATAATTGCACTTGGATTTATTTTTTGCAGTTCAGATGTAGGTATTGCCATTAGGGTTCAAAAACTTGTACAAAAGTTAAATTTATTACTGCTCTGTTGTTATAAGGAATTGTTTTTTGTTTTCTTATACATTTAAACTTTTTAGATGTCGATTCATCAGTAGGAGTATAATCAAATGCAGCTTGGTCTAAATCACGATCATTTATAAAAGTCATAATAGTATCAGCATCAGTTTCACTTACATTAAATGTTAAATCTAAAGTCATAGGACTTTGATTTTGCGGCAATCCAAAAAGTGTGCGGTGTTCATAGCCATCGCCCAGAGCTACGATCTTAGCTTTTGTATTTATTGTTTTTGTAGATCCGTAGATCGGTGTAAAGCTTGGAAAAGTTGCCATTATCTTGCTAATAAACCTCCACTACGTTTTTCTTTAATTAGTTGAGCCTGTACAGCCGCCCCGATAACAGCACCTAATTGTTGTGCATCAGCACTATTGCCAGATGCTGAAGAACCAGATGCATCTACTGACACATTAACAATATTTGTAGTATTGTCACCTCCACCCATTGCATTGTTAGGAATTATAGTCCCTGCAACTTTTGGAACAAATAATTCTGGCCCACGTTCACCTACTATAGATGCTTTGCCTACTGGCGGTCTGCCACCATCAGCAAACAATCCTCCAATAATACCTCCTAAGAAACCTCCTAAACCTTTACCGCTTCCATCTTTTTTAAAATTATTACCAAAACCATCTAGCATCTTGTCTATTTGTGAGTCAATAATTTTATCTCTAATTTTATTTAAAACATTTGTCATTGCCTCTCCAAATGATTTAGCACCTGTTATTGAGTCTCTTAAATTACTTTTTATACTGCTTTCAATTTCTTCTCCTACAGCAGCAAATTTTTCCTTAAGTTCCTCTGCTTTCTTTTTTTCCTCTTCCATCAATTCAACACTATCTTTTAATTTTTCATTTTTCTCTAAAAGTTTTATTAATTGTTCTGCGTCTATAGGATCAAATTGTTTTTTTATATCAAGAATTTTTTGTTCAAGTGTTATTTGTTCATTTGATTTTCCAGAAAGCTTTTGTTCTAGTGCATTTTCTTTTTTTAAAAATCCAATAGTCATATCATTAAATTTTTTTGCTTTTGCAAGTTCTTTGTTTCTATCTTCTTCACCTTTTAATATTTTTTTTCTATTTTCTAATTCGTCTATTTCTCCTCTAATCCTTCTTTTACTCCCTGCTCTTCTTGTAGCGTTTAATTCTTTTTGTTTCTTAGTTATTTCAGCGATAATCTCTGCCGCCTCACCTCCTTCTTCAACTGTTATTCCTAATTGTTCATTGAATTTTTTAATACCTTCAGCATTTTCTTTTGCTGCTTGTTTATTTTTTATAAATGCAGTTGTTAATCCACCAACTACGAACAACAAAGCACCAATACCAAGTCCAGCTAAAGCAATTTTCAGTCCCATCAATGAAGAGGTCAACATAATTACTTTTGCGTTTACTAAGGTTATCGCACTTGCCGCAATAGGTAAAACGATAGCAACACTTTTTGCTGCTAAAGCAATACCTGTAAAAACTGCGGCAGTTGTTCCTATTGGTGAATTGAAAAATGCCGTTATTGACGCAGTTAAGTCAGTAATTCCTCTAATTACAGGCAAAACAGCGGGTGATAACAAGTCTCCAAATGCTCTCGATAAGTTTTCAGCTTCGTTTCCTAAGTCTTTAAATACTTGTGTAGGATCATTTTTTAATAATTCTTTAAGTGAGGCTGCCCCTTCAACCTCAACTTTTTTTAAGGCTCTAATAACTACATCACTGGTCAATTTACCTTCAGATGCAAATTTCTTTAAACCACCCACTGTTGTATTAAGTTCTTT